GGGCGTTCCGGCGGGATTTGCCCCGGTTCCGGGCGTCCGCCGATCCGCAGCGGAAAAGCCCCGCCCGAACCGCCCCCGAAGGGGAGGAGACACCCCCCGCGGGTTTGGTCCGGGCGGGAAGGGGACATCATGAACGCTTGTTCACTTTCGCAACCCGGGCCGCTTCGCGTTCAATCCGGGCCCGTTCTTTCTTCAACTCCGCGTCAAGCAATTGAACGCAGGCGGGGAAATCTTCCGGGGGAAACTCTTGCGTCAACCAATGCAAGACAACCCGATTCCCGTTGGGTGCGAAGACCGCCGCAACAAAGCTTCCCGATTCCGCTGCTCGTTCCAACAAAGGAAGAATCATCGCTTGAACTTCAAGCAAGTCCGCGTCATTTGCGTTCATCGACACCCCTTTTCGGGACCTCCGGGGTTTATTGCCCCGGCGGATCGGGGTTGGCGGTTTCTTCTTCATGATGTCCCCCCCGGAAGTTGCTTCAACTCCTTCTTCGGGATGCGGACAAACCAAGTCATCCCTTCCCCGGTTTCAAGCTCAAGCCCGTTGATCTTGGCGAATTGGTCAACCGCTTTGTTGACCCCGTATCCCTTCCGGCCGGGGTTGTCATAATCATGACCGCAAATCCAACCCCCGGGCTTGATCCGGTTTTCCCAATGCAAGTCATCCCGGACGCAAGGGAAAGAATGGCAAGCGTCGATGAAGACAAGATCAACGGACCGGGGCTTGATTGCCCGGATTGCTTGCATTGAAGTTTGACGGTATAGCTTGACCCGATCATCAAAAGGCTGAAGAAGCTTTTGGGCTTGCCCCATAATCCGGGGCCATTGTCTGCAATCGAAAGACAACGCGGACCCCTTTGAATCCGGGTCTTCGGGCGGAAGCTTCTTCCAAGGATCAACCCCGATATATTGAAGGTCTTTCTTTTGATGAAGAAGGTTGCGGGGGTTGCTTCCGCGAAGAACGCCAAGTTCAACCATCCGGGCGGGACCGTCCGGAAGACGCTTCAAGATTTCAATTGCGGGGAAGGGGACGGCGGGATGAAGGCAAAGCCCCTTTTGGATGATAAAAGACAAGAAGCTTTTTCCCTTCAAAAGTTCTTCCCGGGTTGCGTTCTTGAATTGATCGGCGGGAACGTTGGTCAAGTGATATACGCAAGCGTTGGGATTCCAACAACCCGCGATTTCATGACCCCAAGACCTCCGCTCCTTCCGGAAAAGATTTCCCGCCCGGAACCAAGGGATCGGGCTCAACCGCCAATGTTCAAACCGGCGGACTTTGAAGGTTTGTTGCTTGTATAATTGGGACAACAAGCCAACGGACGATTGACCGTAGGGAACGCCCTTCCCGTTCTTCATGTTTTCAATCATTCCCCGGCAACGCTTGAACCCTTCAAGCAAAGCTTGGGAACCGGCGGGACCCCCGAAGGGCGTTGCAAGCAAACCGTCACAACCCCAACCCTTCTTGATTGCGGGATTCCAATGGCCGACAAGTTCATATTCCCCGCATTCAATCGCTTCAATGAATGACGGTTCAAAGGGCCCGGTTGCAACGGTGTCCGCGTCAACCCAAACCCCGCCCTTCTTGTGAAGCAACCAAAGGCGGATCAAGTCGGAACGTTGCGGAATCGGGACCCCTTCCGCAAGCTTCAAGACGGAACCGCCCCCCATCTTCCGGATGTCTTCCGGACCGACAACGCGGAAGCCCGGATTGTTCCGCTTCAACGTTTCAAAGCAAAGGTCTTGAAGCGGGGTCCGCTTCTTCCCGGGTTTGTCTTCCCAATATGTCCAGATTTTGACGGTCATTGTTTGTCCCCTTTGACGGTTTGCTTTGACGGGTCAACGGAATCAAGGGCCCGTTGAATTTGTTCCCGGGTTGGCTTGATCCTCAAGAACTTTTTGATTTGCGTGATTGCAACGCGGGGATGGGAAAGAAGGGTCTTGAACCGGACGGTCAAGACTTGGGAAGGGGGCAAGCTTTGAAGCAAGTCTTGCTTCCCTTCCGCAAGCCAACGTTGATGTTCCGCAACGTCCCGGGGCTTGATTCCGTTCCGCTTGACATCCGGACGCTTTTGCATTGACCGGATTGAATCTTCAATCGGGCGGTCAATATGAATGACCCGCAAGTTCTTCCCGCAAAGGTTGCGAAGTTGTGGGCCCATTTGGCAAAGTTGCGGATACTTCAAAGCGGCAAGCGTTCCCTTGAAGAAAGCTTCCCGCTTCTTTTCGTTGATGAACGCCCGCAATTCGGCCCAAAGTTCCCCCCGCTTGATCTTCCGTTCCGTTGCGGGGAACGGGATTGCCTTTTCGCATATCTGAAACAAGCGGACCGCTTCAAACCCGCAAGCCCCGTTGGGGTCCGTCCCGTAATATCCCACGAGTCGATTGCCCAAGTGAAGTCCCAAATGATGCAAGACCCCGGCAAGGGCGGAAGACCCGGATGAATGAAGACCGATGACAACAACCAACGGGGAAGCTTCCGCGTCAAACGCTTCAAGTTGTTCGGCGGGGGCCCAAAAGCGGTCCGGGGGATTCCGTCCGGAAATGTTGCTTTGTCCTTCCGCTTGACCAACCAACCATTCCCAAGGGCAGTATATGCGGTGGTCCCGCCCTTGGTGCAAGCGGCCTAAGTGATGGTCAATATGTTGGGCGTTGACCCAATCATTCCGCAATAAGTGTTTGTAGACAACGCGGATCATATCCCCGCGAATCCCGAAGGCGTGCGTCCGGTTGACGTTGAAGGGTTGAAAGACCGCTTTGTTGATCTTCAGCGGCGGGTGCTTGTCGATCATCAAGTGTTGTCCGCCAAGATATATCATTTCCCAATCTTCCGGAAGAAACTTGAAGAAGCGTTCAACCTTGCGGCGGAAGTCCGGAAGAAACAAAGCGTCATCTTCAAGCAACAAGACGGACGGGATTCCGTTGTTCAAGCAATCTTCAAGAATCCGAAGGTGGGAACGGTAACATCCCCAAGCCCCAGGCCCCGCCTTCCACCAATCGGGATGCTTCGCCTTCTTTCCATCAATCGCTTCAAAGCGTTCAATCTTGGGAAAGGGCCAATCATCCGGCAACCCTTCAAGAAATTGTTCCCAACGGTCTTGGCGTCTTTTCAAGTTGACGCAATAGACCCTTTTGAAAGCGTCTTTCAATTTCATGATGTCCCCTTGATTGTCCCCTTTTCAACTTGACAAACTTGTTGGGCTTGTTGACCCAACGGACCCGGAAACGGACGGAAGACTTGCGGACCCCGAAGCGGAAACGGATTCCGAAACGGATTCCGAAGCGGAAACCGATTTTGATTCCGATTCCGAAACGGAAAGGGATTCCGAAACGGACACCCCTTCCGAAGATGAAAGCGGGACGGAAACGGAAACGGAAGCGGCCCCATCCGAAGATGAAGGGGGCGTTGGGGGTTCGGATTCCAAAACCGATTCCGCCGGCTCCGGATTATGGGACAAGCCCAAAAGCTTCTTCGAAACGGAAGCGGAACTGCTTGAAGATGAAGACGGGCAACAATACAAGCAACATTGGGAAATGTCAATTGACGTTGGGCTTCCATCGGTGACGGTGCAAAGCAACCCGTCCCGATACGTCAAGATTTTGGTCGGAATTGTGATTGTGAACGGGGAAAAGGTTGCGGTTGGAACGTAGACTTGAACGGTTCCCGTATAATCGCAAGGGACTTCGGATTCCGAAACGGACGGGATTGAAGCGGAACCGATTGCGGAAGAAGACGGGACCGATTCCGAAACGGAAACCGATTCCGAAATGGAAAGGGATTTTGATTCCGAAGCGGAAACGGATTCCGAAACGGATGGGATACTTGAAACGGAAGCGGCGGATGAAAGGGAAAAAGAAGAAGAACAAGGACACTCGCATTGCTTGACAATATACAAGTCCCCCCAAACATCCGAAACCGCGAAGCAAAGCGGTTCATCACAACCAAGGTTGGCTTCCGATCCTTTGCCGCAAGCGTTGACGGGTTGAATTGTTTCCGGGCAAAGGTTGAAGACCCGAACAAAAAGACGGTCCCCGTCTTCATCAAGGCGGGGAATCAACTCCGTTGTCTGCAAGTAGTTTTCCGGACGCCTTGCAGCGTCTTCTTCAAGATTCTTCTTCCGGATGAAGACGCAACATTTCCCGGACCCCAAGAAGACTTTGTTTCCAACCCTTCGGGCCCCCGGGATGACTTCTTGCGGAGAAACAACATACGCCCGCAAATAGTTGAAGCCCCGCCCCGGGAATTGAAACCCGGTCTTCTTCCAAGGGTTCGTTCTTCTTTCCCTTGCAACTTCTTTTGCAAAAAGGGCGTCTTCTTTTTCGTTGAATCCCCAAACCATTATTCAAAACCGCCGGGTTTATTGGTCAATCAAAACGGGCCCAAGTTCAAGGCGTTGAAATCGGCCCAAGGGTATCGGTTGAACTCTTTATAGTCCGGGTCCGCCCCGGTTGCTTTCTTCTTCCCGGTTCCGTTGATTAGGAAAACTTGGGCGGGGTTCCCGTCCTTGTCTTCATATATCGCAATCTTCCCGTCATCATTCTTGAACTTGTATCCAACGTGAAGAACCCGGGCTTTCCAAGTCTGAACTTGCATTGCCCCGGCAATCTTGCGGATTTTGAACTTGATCCGATATGTTACGGAAACATACTTGACGCCTTCAATTGTTTCTTCATCGGCGGAAGGGGGCATCATCAACGCGGTTCCCAACGGGGCCCCGTAAAAAGCCCCGGTGTTGACATGGTTTCCGTAATTCAAAATGATATCCGGATCGAACGGATAGAACTCATAACGCTTGATTTCAAGAACGGCAATCGGGATTTGCGTTGTCACTATCAACGGTTCTTCCGCGTCCGTCCGGATGGGGTCTTCGGTGATTAGGTCTTTTTCAAGGACTTCTTCTTCGCTTTCCCCGTACCATCGCAAGACCGGGGGCTTGGCTTCCGGCGGTTGGTCTTGTTCAACGTCAACGTTTGAATCAAACTTGCAATCAACTTCCCAAAGGATTGTGGGAACCCCGGTCAACGGATGGACAACCCGGGAGTTTTCTTTCGGGTCTTGGGACACACAAAACGCCCCGTTCAACGCGGAAAAAAGCGGCGGGATTCCCGTTGTTGTAACAATGTCATCTTCGGTTTGGTTTACGTCATCCGACAAGACGTAATAGGTCCGCCGGAACGTCTTGCGTCTTGCCCAAAGCTTTTCTCGCTTTTCAAGCTTCAAGCTTGCGGAATGACTTGCGTTCTTTATTCCCAAGACTTGCGGCATCTCAAACACCCCCAACGGGTTCAAGTTCTTTCAACATGACGTTTTGTTCTTCAAGAAGGTCATTGGTCTTCCGGGCTTCCGCAAGTTGCTTGTTGGCGGTCCCTTCCCGGAATTGGATTTCCGCAACCTTTTGGGCGGCGGCAACGGTCCCTTGTTCCAACGCCTTTTGCGGTGTTACGTCGATTCCCGGAAGACCCGGGGCAAGGGGCCCTTGTCCCGCGACCCCTTCCATCATCGACTTTCCGAAAGCTTCTTCCGCTTCCATCCTTTCCTTGTCCATTTCCGCCATTGCGTCAAGTTGTTCTTTTTGGTCCCGCCTTGCCCGGATTTCATCAAGCATCCGCCGCAACGCTTCTTTTTCCGTCTTGATTTCCGCTTCCCGGGCTTTGCGGGACGCGGAAACCTTGTCATCCCAAGACGCAAGACTTTGGGCCGCGTCAACCGCCGCTTGTTCGATCTTGTCATCAAACGTTTGTTGCATATTGGCGATTGAATCTTCATACCCGTCATTCAACGTCCCAACGCTTTCCATCAAGTCATCAATCCGGACTTGCAAGGTTTCAATGCTTTCCCCCAATTCCTTGTGAAGTTCCGTTCCTGGTCCCGCCCTTCTTCGCTGTTCTTCAAGTTCTTTCATTTCATCTTGAAACGTCCGCAAGCGGTTCCGCAAGATTTGTTGGCGTTGAACTTCCAACGCTTCGGACTTGGCTTTTGTTTCGGAAACATCCGTCCCAACAACAACGTCAAGCAATTCCCCAAGAACCCCCGCGTCTTCCGCAAGACGCAAGATTCCGGTTGAAATCTCTTTTTGGATTCCAAACCAAGTTTGCTTGATTGCCATTTTGGCCCCTTGCCAAGCTTCAACGAAAAACGTTGCGAAGTTTTCCCAAGCGGTTGCAAGGGTGTCAACGACTTGAAGCCAAGTTGTTGTAATTCCCTGCCCGAAGATTTCCCAAGCGGCTTGAAGGTCCCCAACCGCGATTGCGTCAAGAATACCCTTGAAGGTCTCCCCGATTGTTTCCCCGATTGCCTTGAACTTTTCCGCGATGAACCCCCCGATCTTGTTCATGATTTCCCGGGCGTCCGATGAAAGCGTGTAAAGGGCAACGCCAACCGCCGCAATCGCCAAGACAACAAGACCGAAGGGGGAAATCAACAAACCGATTGCAACCTTCAACGCGGTGAAGGCAAAGGCAAGGACCCCGATTGCGGCCCCGATCAACTTGATGATACCGCCAACAATCAACAACGTCAAACCCGTTGCGGCCATTGCGGCCCCGATGGAAACAATCAAGACAATCAAGCCCTTGTTCTTTTCAATCCATTCCGTCATCCCGCCCAAAAACGTTATCAATTGGGCCCCAAGCTTTTGCAACGGTTCTTCCAACGCTTCCCCGATTGCGATTTGCACCCCTTCAAGGGCGGACTTCAACATCCGGAACGTTCCCCCAAGTCCTTCATCCATCTTTTTTGATGTCTTCAAAGCGGTTCCCCCCGCTTCGTTGACAAGACGGTTGAACAAGTCGATTGAATTGACCGCTTCCCCCATCCCACCCATTGCCTTCCCAAATTGACGGACGCCAAACAAAACGGAAAGGATGTCCGCCTTTGCGGCGGTTCCCAAGTCCTTTGTCTTTTCGTTGATTTCCGCGAACAATTCAAGCGGCCCCCGCAAATCCCCTTCCGCGTCCCGGAACTTGACCGCCGCAATCCCCGCGTCTTCAAGTCCCTTGTTGAACTTCCCGGTGAACTCCGCTTTCGACATCCGGGCCAAAAAGCTTGTCATTGCGGTTCCCGCTTCGGTTGCTTGAATGTTCAAGTTTGTCATTGAAGCAAGTGTTGCAATTGTTTCTTCAAGGGAAAGCCCCATTTGGTGGGCCATTGGGGCAACCTTTTGCATCCCGTCCATCATCCCTTGCAATGTGAAGTTTGAATTGTTGACCGCAAAGGCGAAGGCATCCGCAACTTCCGCCGCGTCTTCGGATTCCATCTTGAAAGCTTTTAACGTTCCCGCGATGACATCCGCCGCAACGGTGACATCCGCTTCCCCGCCTTCCCCCGCTGCCCGGGCAAGGGCCAAAACGTGTTCCGTCATATCCTTGATTTGCCCCCGCCCGAAACCCTTTTGACCCAATGAAGCTTGAAGTTCCCCCACTTGAACCGCAGTGAATGAAGTTGTCCGCCCAAGTTCTTTCGCTTGTTCCCGCAACTCCGCAAGTTGCTTGTCCGTTCCCTTTGCCCGGGCTTCAACCTTCTTCAAGGCGTCATCAAAAGTTGCAAACTTCTTGATTGCCAACCCGGCGGGAACCAAGATCAACAATGATTGCATCATCATTTGTTGACCGATTGCGGCCATACGGGCCCCAAACGCTTTCATCTTCGCGGCAATCCGCCGCATGACCATTGCGGTTCGATCAACCGCCCCGATGACGATGAAAGCCCTTCCCGCCTTGATTCCGCCTTTTGTTCCCGCTGGCATGATGAAACCCTTTCCGGGAAAGAATCAACCGTCAATCATTCCCGGGCCCCGGTCCGGATGATTCCGATTGCAAGTCATTTCAATTGCGTAAATCCGGGCCCCGTGTTCTTGAACTTTGTCCGTCAAACCGTTGGTCAACTTTGTGTCAATCACAGTCAACTTGTTCGACACCTTGAACGCCCAAGGGATTGCGAAGGTTGAAAGAATGGTCAAGACCGCCATGAAGACGGACAAGATAATTTCCGCGTTTGTCATGATGGGTCCTTTTCAATATCTATTCAACGCCCCGTGATATATCGGGCGAAGCTTCGGTTTTGCTCTAATGAAAGCGGGAAGCATGAACGGACGCGGGGCAATCTTCAACGTCTTCTTTTTCATGACGGGTTCAACAACAAGCTTCCCGCCCCGCCTTCGAAATCTTCGGGCGGCGGTCCGCTTCGCGTATCGTCCCGAAGTTTTCCTTGTATGCTTGGACTTGGAGCCCCCTTCCGCGAAGACTTGACGCCTTGCGGTCCCGCCGTGTTCATGAAGACCCGGGACCGGGGTTGCGGCCCCGAAACCAACCATCCCGATAATGACAGAAGACATGTCTTGCGGGACGGAAAAGATCAACTTGAACTCCCCCTTGGGGGAACGCATTCGCGGCGGTCTTCCGGCGGGGCGGGGCGGGGTTGTCTTCTTTTTGGTCAAACGCCCGATTGATTGACGGGCGTTCCGCATGACGATAATTCCGAAGCGGGACAACGGATGAAGGGCAAGTTTCCGCCAATTGCTTTTGACAACTTGCCTTCCGAAAAACTGTATCTTCACCTTGGGAATTGTCGTTGACATCATCGGCGGCGAACTCCCCTTGCAACCATTGCGTTCCCGATTTCCCGAAGAAGTCCGAAGTTTTCCGGGGTTATGGTCAAGCCCCGTTTCTTCGGGGGCTTCCGATACGGGTGAAGGTCAAACATCGACTTGGGTGAAATCCGCCGCTTTCCCATGATGTTGTGAACCGTTATTGTCAAGTTGTAAAGCAACGCCGAAAGCGTTGAAGTCTTGTCCCAATCCGTCACAAGCTTTGCGTCATACGCAACGGCAACGTCTTTCAAGGTGAAGTCCCATATTGAATCCGGGTCCCAACCAAGAACCCCGATCATCCGGAAGACTTCCCGCCAACCTTTGTCAATGCGTCCCGGGCTTTCGCAACTTCGTTCTTGATTTCCTTGTTCATCACCCGTTCCAAGTCCGGAATCAACGCCCGTATCTCCAACCCGATTTTCGCTTCCGTCTTCGCCAATTGTTGAATCAAGGTCAATAAGGCGGTCTTGTGTGCGGGGAAAAAAGCGGAAAGGGCCCCCCAAAACGCCCTTCTTCCCGCCGTAATTGCGGACCCGTCAAGAGAATCAAGGAAAGCAAGTTCCGCTTCTTCGGGGTTTTCAGCGGGGTCAATCCCCAAGTTCTCTTGAACGCGGTCTTGATTGATTGCCCAAATCATTGCGAAGACAAGGGATGAATTGGTCAAGACTTCCATAAAGACGCCCTTTTCCGGGACAAGGATTGAAAACTTCTTGTCCGTCAACGCGGAAAAGTCGGATTGGTCAATCCGCCTTGCCCCGCCAAGCGTCAACGTTGCGTCCCATTCTTTTCCGTTCTTGTCCTTGAAAGTGAACGGGGCTTCCCCGATTTCAAACGGGTCCGCGTCTGCTTGTTGTTCCGTCAATTGTTCTTCGGTCATGTTTTGTCCCCTTCGGTTTGGGTTTCGGTTTCCGGGGCCCCCGGGGTTATGTTGATTCCGGCAATCTTGAAGATTGCAACAAGTTCCCGGATTTCACAAATCAACTTGTCAAGGTTTTCAACGGCGGAATCAATGTCCCGGACGGTTCCGCGTTCCCGGATTTCCTTCAAGGTCTTAACCGCTTCCGCAAAAGCGGCGGACCCCCAAGCGGTCATGTTCCGAAGATTCCGCATTGCTTCGCCCTTTATAGAATCCCCGGTTCAATCGGCCCGGGGTCCCCCGCGAAGTCGAAAAACCCGTAGACTTCAACGCTTGATGATCGGATTTCTTTTTCAACGTCTTCAAACAAGTTCCAAGCCCCGCCCGGTCTTTCCCCGTTCAACGGTTTCCCGTGTGCGTTGGGCCCCCATTGGTTGCCGCGATAAAGGGCGGGAAACGGGTCCCGCAAAACGTCCGTCCAATGCATTTGGTGGGCCCAAGAACCCGAAGGGCGGAAGCAATGAAAGCCCTTGTATTCCCGGACATCGAAACCTTGCATTGACGCAACCGCAAACATGATTCCCGCTTCAATCGCTTCCGCAATCTTTTCAACGTTATTCATCCGGACAATTGAAATCTTGTTGTCCGCCGCAACCGCGAAGAACTTTTCATATTCCGGGTTGTTGACGTTGCGGCGGTTGCCCCAATCGTCCGATGTTCCCGCGTATGACGGGACCCCTTCATCATCCGCGAACAAGACGCCATATTCATTGACCGCTCTTGCACCCCAAGCCCCGGTTGAACCGGCCCCGGACATCCCGCCCCCGATCTGATTTCTTGAAACCGCATATATGTAAGGTGTAAACCAAGGGCGGATTCTTTCTTCTTGCTTGAAAAGGACGGTTTCAATAATGGACCGTTGTTGACCCAACATTTCAATTGCGGCGGCAACACAATTCCCGGTGTCTTGAAGATGGATGGGAAACTTCCCGCCAAGCTTCCCGGACGCAACCGCTTCAACTTCCAAGTCCCAAGTCTTCGGGCGGGGCCCCGTTGCCCCGATCCGTCGCAAGCGGTATTGAATGATACGGTTGCATTGTTCCGCAACGTCTTCCCATTCATGGGCGAACCCCGCTTCAAGGCAAGCTTCAAACGCAACCCGTTCCGCAAGGGGCCCTTCCCAACCCATCAACCGGGCGGGGGCTTGCGAAGATTCAAGGACAACAACCGGCCCGGAAGGCGGATCGGAAAAGACTTGACGGAACATCGGTTTTCCCCTTTCAAGTTACGGGACAAGCCCGGAAGACTACCATGCGCGGGAAGATCAACCCCCGCGGACCGGCAATGACCGGGGCGGGGTCAACAATGACCGCTTCAACCGGGACTTGGATTGTTTGCCCCGGGATGACATCAACGACAACCGGCGGGACCAAAACCGGGGCCGCAACGGGAACCCGGCAACGTCCGCAACGGAGGCAACATTGGGCGTCCGCGATTGTTGCCCAAACAAGGATAACAACAAGGATTGCGGCAAGCAAAAACAAGCGGTCCATGATTTCACCTTTCATCGAACAAGGGACAACCCTTCCGCAATCTGCCCGTATAAACGGACCCATTCCGCAAGGGGAATCCGGTCAAGGTTTGGGATTTGTTTTCGGATGTTGTCTTCAAGGGCTCGGTTGAGCTTCATTTCCCAGTCAAGGGCCCGAAGTCTTCCGGTTGATTGGCTTCCGTAAAGATCAACGAAAGCTTTGACATTGGCCGCTTTGACACCCGCTCGAAGGGAAGCGGGGGTCTTGTAAACACCCGCCGCTTGGGCAGAAAGGCAAGCGTTGATTGCCCGGGACATTGCTTCCGCTTCTTTTTGGCGGTTTGAATTGTCGATCAACCGTTCCGCGTTTTGCTTTGTCCAAAGGGCCCAACCTTCCGGTTCCGGGTCCGGGTTTGGGTTGGGCCCGGGTCCGGGGTCCGGGCCCGGTCCCCCTTCAACCCGAACTTCTTTCTTCTTGGTTTCCCGCCCTTCATAATCAACCAAGATAATTGTAAACGTTCCGGACTTGTTGCTTTGAAGCAAAGCGGCGGGGCGTCTTCCAAGGAAATCATACACCCCATAAAAGACCCCCAGGGGTTCCGGAACGCAAATCAAGTTGATCTTGGGCGGATCGGCGGTCAAGTCCGCAAGGGTCATTCCCGTCAAGGGGAACATTGCCAATTGACCGGCGGGAATCTTGTCCGGTCCGTCAATGTCGATGTCCGCAACCGGGGCGGGGGCCCCGGCGGGAACGGAACCGGGCGGGGCCCCGGTGCTTTTTCCGGGCCCGGCGGCAAAGACGAAGACCAAACAACCGATTCCGGCGGAATGAATCAAGACGGGGCGGAACCCCGAAAGCTTCAAACGTTTCATGATGTCCCCTTTCTTGAAACTTGGTTTTTATTGACGGACCGGCCCGGGTGTCGATCAAGAGAATATGTCAAACAACGCCTTGATAAACTCCAAAATGATTTCAAGAATTGCCCTTAAATTGTCCGGGTCAATCGCAACCGATTCAGCGGCGGCAAGACGCAAGACCGTTGTGACAACTTCCGCGTCTTGCTTCCGGCCTCGGCGGTATCTTCGGGCAACCTTGCGGCGGGACATCCCCAATTCCGAAGCGGCTTGTTCAACAACCCTTTGGGCCGCGTCAACGCACAATTGGGCTTGTTGTGTTGTGATGGTCATTGGCTTTCCCCTTCAATTATATCTTCGGGTTTCGGCGGATCGGAACCAAACGCGGACCGTCCGCCCAATCGGACCGCGTAAAACATTATGACCCGTTTCCAAAACGGGGTTTTCAACTCTTTCATCAGGTATCGGAAAACCGCGTCCGCAAGGAAACGGTCAACAATCTTGCCCCTATACAGCCAATCATGGACAACCGCCGCTTTGTTGTATCGGCCCCAAGGTGGGAAGATCGACCAAAGCGGGATTCCGATTCTTCCAATCCAACGGACCCAAACCGGCAAGCGTTTTGCAATGAAGTCCGGAAGAAGAAAGGGAATCCGGCGGGGGACGGATGCAAAGTCCGTCAAGAAACCCTTGGGAACGGTGATTGACCATTGTTCCCCGTTCAACCCGGTTTGAACCGTGAAGTCTTCAAGAAGTTCAAAAACGGTCCGCCCGGTTGAAGGGTCAATCCCGCGTTCCCGCAAAAGAAGTTCCCCGATTTGAACCGGCATGATGTCCCCTTTTCAATCGGTCAATCTTCTTTTGGTTTCTTCGGTTTCGGGGGTTTCGCCCCCGGGTCCGCAACAACGGGGCCCTTCTTGATCTTCTTGTCAAGATACGGAATCCCGTCTTCAACAACTTCAACGGTTTCCGTTTCCGATCCGTCAAGCAACGCTTGAAGGTCAATCGCTTCAACCGTCAACTTGGCTTGATCGGGCATTTCATCTTCTTCCCCCAATCGGATTCCGATTGCAAAAGCTTCCGCGTTGGGATGGTTTGAACGGGCTTCAATTGCCGCTTTCAACTCCCCAACGGAAACTTCAACCATCTTCGCCCGATGGGTCTTCATGACCGCAACGGGGGACTTGGGCCGCTTTGCCGCAAGACGCTTCTTCAAGTTTTCCAAAACTTCGGACATTGGTTCCCCTTTCGTTTCTAATTGACGGGACGGTTTCAAACCGGCGGGGTGGTTTTACTCTAGGGTTTGTTGCCAAGACGGATCAATTTCCGTCCCGGCGGGTTCTTCATAATACGCAACGGCAAGGCGGACATCATGACCGCTTACTTCTTCCAAGGGTTGATCCCACGGGAATTGTTCGACAAGGGCGGGAAGACGCAACCCTTCGTTCCCGCTTGTCGCAATGTCCCCGTTGTAAACCGCAAACTCTTTTGCGTTCCCCGCGAAGAAGTCCCCACGGATTCCGTCAAAAACGGTTTGCCCCAAACCGTGAATCATGCGGAACTCAACGGAAATGGATTGAATCAACGTTGCAAGGTTTTTTGTGAAGTTGTTGCAACGCCGCTTCAACTCCGCAAGACCCATTGCAAGATCGGGAATCGAAACGTCCCCAATCTCGCAAATCTCTTGCCAAGTCGGAACCTCGATTGTTCCCGTGTTCCGATACAACTTCATTTTGTGTCCGACAACCGGCGGCATGACTTTCCCTCCAAGTTTGAATGTTGTTTGTTGTTTGGTTTACGCAACCGCAACCTTGTAAAAAGCGGCAAAGTGGACTTCAAAAAAGGACCCTTCCCGCAAGCCCATAAAAGAGAAGGGCGTTCCGTTTTCACCTTTCAACCATTCGGAACGTTGCCAAGACGCCCAATTGATTTCCGGGTCAACGTCCTTCCGGACCGTTTCAAGCAATTGTTCCGTCAAAAGTTTCAAGTTGTCGATGGTTTGGGTATCGTCCGCAACAACCGCCTTGATGAATCCAACTTGGACCGGAAGCAACGTTTCCGCTGCGTTGGTCCGCGTCAAAACCCCTTGTTCATCCGGACCCAATCCGATAATGTATGCAAGCCCTTCTTTCGGCAAATCTTCAATCAGTTGAATCGGCAACGCGGACCGAAGAACCGTAAAATCATTGACAACATATTGCGTTCCCGCCTTCCGGGCGTTGATCTTCGCTTCAACCTTCTTTTCAACCGTCACAAGCATTGCTTCCGCCATGATGTCCCCTTTCTACGGATGGACCGCTTGAAACTCCCCCATTCGTTCCGTAAACAACCGCAACCTTTTCCGGGATGAAGTTGTATAGGTGTAGGGCGGTTCTTCGGCCCCGCGTGAAACAAGACGGAATTGAACGCCCGGAACAAGGTTGATTGTGACATGATCCCCAACCTTCGGTTTGACTTCCCCGCTTCCGAAGTCAATTGCGTCCGCGTCAACCGCGAAATCCTGAAACTCAACCCTTGTAATCGCAACGCCCGGGATGAACTCTTGCCCTTCCGCCAAGACGGGACAAAGAGTGATTGGGTCAATCGTCCCGGTTCCCGGGCGGACATACGTTCCGGCAAACCCGTTCACTTCTTTCATGCGGGGTCCCAAACGGTCAAGGCGGTTTTGGAAGTTGTATCCCATTTAGCGGAAGGGCAAGAGTTCGTCGAAGTTTGAAACCCCGGGGCCCGGCGGACGGGACCCCGGGGAAGAAGAAAGGGAAGTTCCGATTATTCCGGGTTGACCGAGGCAACGGTCCCAAGCAACATCACAAGAACGTTGTCATCCGTTGCCAATGCGGCGGCAAGACAAACCGCGATGTCCCAAGCCCCGGCGGTCCCAGAGGCAACCGCTTTATTGGCGGCGTCATCCCAAGCTACGGTTTCGGCGGGTGCGAAGACCGGACCGTCATCATCCTCCTTGTTCAAGCGGTAGATTCCGATGATGTCAGCGGCTCCAAGTTCATTGGCTTCAAGGGCGGAATTGACAACGCCCCAAAGGACATTATCGCTTCCATCATCCGCAACCTTGACCAATTCCCCCGGGTCAACGGCCCCGGCGGGTGTATGGTCAAGATTCCGTTGCGGACCGTATTGAAAAACGGCGTCATGTGACATTTGTTCTTTTCCTTGTTTCTAGTGTGAACGGTTGAAAGTTGACGTATGTTTCGGAAAGGGCCCCGGGGAAGAAAGCCAAGAACCCGGGGCCCGGTTGCTTCGGGGATTATTTTCCCGCGTTCTTGACGGCCCCCATCGGTTCGTTCTCGGCAACGCCCCAATCGTGGTATGACCGCCATTGCATCCCAAGGGTGTTGAAATCGGATTCCGCCGATTCGATGACCGGCGTTGTGTTCGCGTTCAAGAACCCGATGACAAAAGCGGCAAGAACGGCGGGGTTGCAGAACATGTACCATTGGTCCCCGTCTTGTCCGGTGAAGGCGGTCTTGTCCATCTTCAAGATTGAAGTGTTGTTCAAGACGGGGGAAACAATCGGGGTATATTTGCCAACGTGCGGGTTCCGCGAAACAACCCGTTCCGTTGTTGAACCATCGTCAAGCCAAGAAACGTTGATTTCTTGGAACAAGTCCTTCGCGTTGATCCCATCTTGGACCCCAACAAGAATCCGGTCCGGGGAAACCAAGATCGGCTTGTTGTCATGGACTTGATTCCGGAAGGCGGAATCGGAATCGGTCAACCCGTTGATAGTCAAGTCCGAAGCGGCCCCGGTCAACAAGTTGTTGTTGGCAACGGAAAAGAACCCGGACCCTTGGGCGGCAAGGACAAGTTCAAGAACCGCGAACTCTATCGCCAACGCGGCAAGGCGTCCCAACGCGGTTGGGATTTGTTGGAAGGCGTCAAGGTCATCATTGACCATATCCTTCCGCGTCAACGCCAACATCATTCCGTAGGTGTCGCCTTGGACTTCAAACTTTTGGTCCGAGAACTCGCCGTGTTTCAGTTCACCCGCCTTCCCGACTTGTTCATATCCGCCGGTGATGGTCAAACGATAAGTGGAATGGGGTTTGAAATCGGTTAGGTTGCGGCGTCCGGTGATTTGGTTCCAAACCGTTTCTTGAGCGGAGTATGACGCAAGAAGCGTCTTGTTGGCGACATTCTCCAAAATGTTTGCAACGGCAAGCGTTGAAAACCCGCCCGAAGACGCCCGAAGTTCCCGATCCGCCCGCAAGAAGGTCTTGATGAAATCATCCGACTTGCGGGAACCGTGATAGGTCATCCCCGCCGCTTGGATGTTCAAGTCCATCATGTATTGAAGACCAACGCTGCGGTATAGTGGGGAATCGGAAGCTTCCAAGACTTCCGGCTTGAACCAAACTTCAAGACCGTATTCCCGCCCGGTCTTGTCCGCCGCTTTCGCCCGAAGCGGGATGTCCGGGCAAACGGACCGAAGGACCGCAACTTCAAGGGCGGAAGCTTGGATGTCCCGGTTTTCCACGCGGACCCCCTTGAATTGCGTTGGCGAGGGGTATGAAGCCCGGCGGCAAACAAGTTCAAAGGCGTCCGGGGAATCCCCGTCCCGGATTGCGTTCTTCTTCGCGGTTGCAAGCTTGATGGTCTTCCCCTTCCAATCAAGGTCTTCAACGTCCGCAAACATTGCGGCAAGACGCTTGATTCCGTCAACCCGGTCTTCTTCATCGGCTAGAAGCTTGCGTTGGGCTTCAAGCTTGTCATCCGGGGTGGGGTCCGTATCGTCCGGACCATCCGCTGCGGACTTGACCGGGGGCTTGGGAAGAGGGGGCGGATTCTTCCGGGCCGCTTCAAGCTCTTGATGGTTTTCCCAATGGGCTTGAAGTTTCTCCCGTTGATCTTCGGAAAGGTCATCGGGACTCAACCCCATTGACTCGACAAAATCTGCAAATGTCATTTGTGGGTTCCCTCCAATTTTGAAAGTCTGGGACTTGGCGGCAATCTTGGCGGATGTCCGATTGTCCGCCCCAAGAACGGTGACAGTCAATTCCCGTATGATTGACTTTTCGGCAACAATCAACGGGCCCCGCCATGACCGCCCATTGACTTCAACGGTGTCCCCTTCTACAACAATGGACCCTTCAACAATTCTGGCCCCAAGGGAAACTTGAAACGGGAATCCCTTTTTTGAATCCGCAACGTATTCCGCCGCTGTTTGACTTGATGAAGAAACAATCCCCGCAGCGGCAACAACCGGGCCCTTGACGGTCTTCTTCCCGATCTTCCCCTTTTCCCCGGCGGGAAGGATCAATTGTTCGGTTGTGTGTCCGATCCGCAACTTTGTTTCATGATCTTGAATGACCGGGGTTTTTTGCTTGTCAAACTTCGCCCCTTCAAGATCGACAATTACGGGATATGTGAAACCCCGGACATCCATTGGGCGTCCGGTGTTCGCGTGAAGAAAGAAAGACGGAATCCGGTCCGGTTTCCCGTCTTCGGATTCCGCTTCCGACTTGGCTTCAAAAAAGTCTATTTCCCCGGCAAGTTCCAACGTTGCGGGAATGTTGAACGCAAGCGGGTCAAGGGCAAGTTCCGCTGACGGATCAAGGGCAAGGTTAAGGTCAAGTTCTTTTGTCATTGATCGGCTTCCCTTCGGAAAGGCAAGAACCAAGGTGATTCCGTCCCCAATCGGGTTGTTGCGGTATCGGAACTTGCTTGGTTCCGGGTCAACTTGTCGGAAGCGGAAAAGACTTTCGGTTTGTTCAAACCCGTCCGTCTTGTAATCGTGTTCTTTCAACCAAGAAACGGCCCGGGCCCGGGTCCATTGATCCTTGCGGAACAAGACCGATTGCGTATGATTGCCCGATCCTTTTCTTCCAACGTTGGGCATTGGTCAAACCCCATGAAACAAGACTTTCATTCATTGTCCCGGTTTTCCCAAAACCGTTCAAGCTTCTTCCCATTATAGGGGCTATAAAATCCGGGGCGGTCCGGGGATTATTCCGGGGCAGCGGGGGTTGCCCCGGTCCCAACCGGAAGCCCGATTTCTTTTCGGAACTCCGTATCTTCTTTCACTTCTTCCCGCCAATTGTCAACATCGCGGTTGTGGTATTCTTCTTGTATATCGCGGTCCGTCAATTCCCCGTCCTTCCGTTGTTCAATTATCGCATCCGCAACCTTCTTTGGGTCCGTATGGTCAAGACCAACGCGGGGCCAACGCCAATAGTGGTCCGGAACTTCATCCCGAAGCGTTGGGTTTTGTGAAATGAAATCCCGGTCCGGGGAAAGATCATCTTGCAAATACCCCGGCAAAAGTTTTGCTTCATCCCACCAAAGGTCAAGGGCGGGGTCAAGGACTTGTTCTTCCCCGGTTGTCCGTTCATCGGCAACGCCGCTTTTGTAGTTGTGAACGTCAACAACGGCGGACGCCATGTTTGAATCCGCCGATGAACCGGCCCCGACGTTGAAGGGAACGTTCAACGGACGGATGATTTCCCGAAGAAGCATATCAACAAAGCGGTCATACATTGTCCCGGGTTGGCGGGATTCAAGTTGTTTCAGTTTGTATCCCCAAGGCATTGACGTTATCATTCCGTATTCAATCGGGAATCGGTCAAACGGATCATCTTGAAGCGGGTTCCCTTGTCCGTCCGTCCATGCGTTCATTGACGGGGGCCCTTCGGTTTCGATGATTGCCGAAAAGTCCGCCGCAACTTCCGCTGCCCGGACAACCGCCAACGTATAACGCCGCAACAACGCACACAACGGAAGGGACGCGGTTGTTTCGGGAATCCCCCGCAACCATCCCCGGTCTTGTCGGAACCAATGCAAGACAAACTTTGCGTCAATCCATTCCCCGCCAAGTTGCTTGGCGAAGAAGTTGTAAAGAAAGCTTGCCCCCGGATGCAAGTTCAAAAGATGATATTGAAGGGGGCGGTCATATTGATCGAACCGGACCCCATCAACTTCATTGCTTTCTTCCCGCCGCAACGTTGCGGGAAGAATCCCGTCCGATGAAACCCGGTCCGCTTCAACGCAAAAGAAGTTCAACTTGACCCGATCCTTCAAGCCCGGGTCTTGGAACGCAAACGCGAACCCTTCCCCGTCAACAATCTTGGCAAGCTTCAACCGCCAAAGCTTTTGGCGAAGCTTGACCGCCTTTGCCCAATGTTGAAAACGCCTTTCAATGTTCCGGCGGGTTTCCTTGGGAATCCGGCGGTCCGTAACCTTCAATGTCGGTCCCGTCTTGATTGTGTCCCCCGCCAACGTCAAGATTGTCCCCTTGAGATACGGATTGTTTTCAATCACTTCATATCGGGACCGGCCCCGCAACTTTTGGCGGACGATCAACGAGTTTGCGGAATGGGGGTCAAGGTTGTCCGCTTGGGACCAATGCCTTTCATTGCCTTCAACGGTTTGTGCAGCGTCATACTTGGCTTTCAAGATTTCCCGCCGCAAGCTTCGCAATTCCGCTTGGGTTTCATCCCGCTTTGTCTTGAACGGGTTTCCGTATTGGTCAAGAACTTTTGAAGGCATTGGTTCAACCTTTCGCTTCAAGGGGGTCCGCTTCAATCTTGCTCCCCCGCCAAGTATTCTTCAAGTGATGAATCCCAAACAATTCCGCCCGGGTCTTGTCGATCATATATGAACGGTGTCCGATGGTTCTTGAAAACCGGAAGCAATGATGGAAGTTGAAGGGAATCGGGTTCAACCGCCAAACCCCTTCCCAACGTCCGTCAATCCCGTTTGTTTCCGGATGATACGCTTGACCGTCCGGGATGCTTTCGACAAATTGAATGAAGCTTTCAATTGCCGCTTTCAAGAAGGGGCTTCCGGCGGGGAACCCGAAGAAACAAGTTGTTGGGGCGTCTTCCGCCCCGCTTCCCAAGTCCAAGCGGCAACCCAAGATTTGCGGGGCGTGTCTCATATAATTGATGGGACGCAAAAGTTCAATGTCAACGTCCGCGTATATCCCCCCGCTTTGAAAGACAATTTCCGTCCGGGCAATGTCGCAAACAAAGACGGGGTTGCTTTCAAACCGCTTGCAAAGTTCCCCGGTCAACGGAAGGGAAAACAAGTCTTCTTCCCGCCAAACCTTTTGTTCCCAACGGGGATGTCTAATCTTCCATGATTCCATTGACCGCTCATAAAGCGGCGGGATGGGTTTTGCCCCAAGCCAAACGTGATGGACCCGGGGCGGGATTCTCTCTTGCCTTGCAATCCCCATCGGTTCCCCCGTCAATCTTCATGAACAATGACTTGAACAAGGCAAGGGGCGGTGTCCGCTTTCAAGTGAACAGTGTTCCCCTCGGCAACGGCGGAAGGGTCAATCCGGAATTGGGCGGGTTCCCCGGGCTTCATCTGTCCGTAGGGGTGAAACGTCCCCGCAACTTTCGGACCGTGTTGAACAATGTTTGTGTCATCAAGATTCACGAACCGGGCCCAACCAACAAGCGTCAAGGCGGAAAGGTCAACGTCAATCCCGGTTGTCGGAACGGTCAACGTTCCCGGGACCCCGCCCCCGATGTTGTTTTGATCGAACGTCAACCGGGCTTG